CTTGTTAGACCTGACGCGAGACGCGATCTTGGTGCCAAGGTCATCGTATCTGTCGCGTATATCAGACTCGATCTTCTTGAGAGCCTGAATGACCAGTTGGGCGTTCTCGCCAACCTTCTGTTTCTGTAGCTCCCGCGTCTTCTGGACAGATTCGCGGATAGACATCAGAACAGCCTTCTGCTGTTCCTCCGTCATCCCCTTAAGAATCAGTTGTTTGGCGAGGCTTTCAACGTCCATTGCTCAACTCCCTGGACAATTCTTCCAAGAAGTCTTCTTCCATGCCGGTTACCTTGTTCTTTTTCTCGGCCATCTGGAGTTCGACGATCTTAGACTTGTTTTTGATGTCTGCCTCTTTGAGCATCAACTCGGCAATCTTAACCCGCTTGTCAAACTCGCTAGCCTCTTGACCTTGCGGCAGGTTGGTAGTAGTCGAAGCGATGACTTTGGCCTGTACCTCTTGCGGCATAAGTTGCGCTTCAGTGAGCTATATCGACCAGTTGGCTGTGACAAGCTACTTTGAAGAGGCTGATGATGGCTGGGAGCCTATCGACGTAATATCAGGAGTCTAGTATGGATCAAAATGAGTTCTACGAGCCGACAGAGAACGACAAAGAACTGACGGCGTTCGTCGTAGACCACTGTGATCGGTGGCGTGACTACCGAAACACCAACTTTCTAGACTCTTGGCTGGAATACGAGCGCATCTTCCGTGGCGAATGGGCACCAGAAGACAAGGTTCGTGACTCCGAGCGTTCCCGCATCGTCACTCCTGCTACCCAACAAGCCGTCGAAACCCGCCATGCCGAGATCATGGAGGCGATTTTCGGCCAGGGCGAGTTCTTTGACATCCAAGATGATCTAAGGGATGTCAACGGCAATCCTCTCGATGTGTCTATCCTCAAGGCACAGCTTATGGAGGACTTCAAACAGGACAAGATCCGCAAGTCTATCGACCAGATTGAGTTGATGGCAGAGATCTATGGTACTGGTATCGGTGAAATCATCGTCAAGACCGAGAAAGTCTTTGAACCAGCAACCCAGCCAATCCCAGGCCAGCCTGGACAAGCAGCCATCGGCGTCATTGAGAAGTCGCGTGTTGCTGTCAAACTGAACCCCGTCAACCCAAAGAACTTCCTCTTTGACCCCAATGGCACATCCATTGATGACTGCATGGGCGTGGCTATCGAGAAGTATGTCTCAATCCACAAGATTGTGGCTGGCATCGAGAAAGGCATCTACCGAAAGGTAGACATCACGCCCACCTACGAAGACACTGACCTTGAGCCTACCCAAGAGGTGAGTCAGTATCAGGATGAAAAGGTACTTTTGCTGACCTACTATGGTCTTGTCCCCCGTGAGTACCTCAATAACATGAAGGAAAACAAGGACATCGTTGAGTTATTCCCCGAAAACTCAGCCGCTGAAGACTACACAGACATGGTTGAAGCCATTGTGGTGATTGCCAACGATGGATTGCTCCTCAAAGCTGAGGAAAACCCTTACATGATGAAAGACAGACCTGTTCTGTCCTACCAAGACGATACGATTCCGAACAGATTGTTGGGTCGTGGCACAGTGGAAAAGGCATTCAATATGCAAAAAGCCATTGATGCACAGACTCGCAGTCACTTGGACTCATTGGCACTGACAACTTCCCCCATGATTGCAATGGATGCCACTCGTTTGCCTCGTGGAATGAAGTTTGAGATAAAGCCAGGAAAAGCTATCCTCACAAATGGCGCACCTAGCGAGATTTTGTACCCATTCAAGTTTGGTCAGAGTGACCCAAACAACCTTGCCACTGCCCAAGCATTTGAAAGAATGCTCTTGCAAGCCACTGGTACGCTAGATTCTCAAGGAATGGTCAGCCAAGCGGCTCGTGATGGCGCTGGTGGCGGTATGTCGATGGCTGTTGCCTCCATCATCAAGAAATACAAGCGTACTTTGGTGAATTTCCAAGAAGATTTCTTGATTCCATTCATCAAAAAAGCGGCTTTCCGCTATATGCAGTTTGACCCAGAGCGTTATCCCTCTGTGGACATGAACTTCATACCAACTGCAACCCTTGGCATCATTGCTCGTGAGTACGAACAGCAACAATTCATTGGTTTGTTGCAGACTCTTGGCCCGAATACGCCAGTTTTGCCTGTGATTCTCAAAGGAATCATTGCTAATTCAAGTTTGAGTAACAGATTTGAGATGATGGCGGCTTTGGATGAGATGAGTAAGCCTAATCCTGAAGCACAACAGATGGAGCAGATGCAACAGCAGTTGGCTATTCAGGCTGCACAGGCTCAGATTGCTGTTCAGACTACTCAAGCAGAGCAAAATCGTGCTGAAGCTACCAAATTGTCAGTTGAAGCCCAGTTGATGCCTCAAGAAGTTCAGACTAAGAACATGGCAGCAATGACCAAGAATCTGCCTAATCAGGATGACCAAGCCTCTAAGGAATTTGACAAGCGAGTTAAGATTGCTGAGTTGATGCTGAAGGAAGCAGACATCAAGAACAAGTCTAAGATTGTTGAGTTGCAGATGAATAATGCTAAAAGCACTGTAGTTGACATGGAAAACGACTTCCTACAAAATTTGAATCAGGAGTTAGCAAATGGCAATAGATAAAATCTTCAATGATGGGAATGTAGATGGCATTGCAGATAATATCTTTAATGCTGTAAATAACTCTGTATCAGAAGTTAAGCAAATGCAGCAGCGTAAAGCGGCTGAGAATGCTCAAATGGTTGTCCAGTCACTCAAGAAGATTGACACCGACATTCGTAATAAGTATGACAACGTAACCAGTACCCTTGAAAAGCGCATCATCACTATCAAAGATGGTCGTGATGGTATTAATGGTAAAGATGGGCGTGATGGTAAAGATGGTAAAGATGGGCGTGATGGAAAAGACGGCTCAATTGGTAAAAATGGAAAAGATGGTGAAGATGGTGTTTCAGTTGTAAATGCCAAAGTTGATTTTGATGACTCCCTAGTTTTTACATTGTCTGATGGCAAAGTAATCAATGTTGGAGAAGTCAAAGGCGAAAAGGGTGAAAAGGGAGAGCGAGGTGCGGCTGGACTATCGGGTGCTGGCTCAAGCACAGGCTTTTATAATGCTGATGGTGGGTTTTACAATACTATCTATGGCGGTACAACTGCCCTAGACGGAGGAAGTCCTTAATGGCTATTCAAATTCAGTTACGACGAGGTACTGCAAGCCAATGGACAGCGGCAAATACTCTCCTTGCTCAAGGAGAAATTGGTTTAGAAACGGACACATCCAAACTTAAACTTGGTGATGGCTCTACGCTATGGAATAGTCTATCTTATTTTAGTGCTGGTAGTGGAGTGACTGCTGTTACCGCAACATCTCCAGTTGCTTCATCAGGCGGTTTAACTCCTGTAATCTCCTTATCAAGTGGTTATGGCGATACGCTAAACCCCTATGCTTCTAAGACTGCTAACTATGTGTTGGCATCTCCCAATGGAACTGCTGGAGTTCCTACATTTAGAGCATTGGTAGCAACTGATGTTCCAACTCTTAATCAGAATACCACGGGTACATCGTCTAACGTAACAGGGACTGTCGCTATTGCAAATGGCGGTACAGGTGCTACAACTGCCCCTGCCGCTTTGACTGCATTAGGCGCATATCCTTCAGCAAACCCATCTGGCTATACAAGTAACACAGGCACAGTAACAAGCGTTGGGGGTACAGGGACAGTTAATGGACTGACTTTAACGGGAACTGTTACTACAAGTGGAAATCTTACATTAGGTGGAACTTTAGGAAGTATTGCTAACTCTGCTTTGACTAATAGTTCAGTTACTGTTGGTACAACCGCTATTTCTTTAGGTGCTTCTAGTCTTACATTGGGTGGATTGACTTCTGTTGCTGTAACACAAGACCCAACAACATCACTTCAATTGGCTACCAAGCAGTATGTTGATACTACTGCACAAGGTTTATCTGCTAAAACGGCTGTTTATGTGGCTACAACCGCAAACATCACTTTGTCTGGTGAACAGTCTATTGATGGCTTTACAACTTCAGCAAGTCGTGTATTAGTAAAAAATCAAACTACAACATCACAAAACGGCATTTATGTATCGTCTGCAAGTACATGGACACGGGCAACTGATGCTGATACATGGGCTGAATTGATTTCTGCGTTTGTCTTTGTTTCGCAAGGAACGATTTATGGAGACACGGGATGGACTTGTACTGTTGATGCTGGTGGAACATTAGGAACAACTGCCGTTACTTGGGTTCAATTCTCAGGTGCTGGTACATATACAGCAGGA